CCCAGACGCATTGCTGGCCGAGATTGACGCTGAAGCTGCACGCGAAGAGCGTAGCCGCTCTCAGGTCATCGCAATGCGCTTGCGGACGCCCGCCAAGCCACAACCAACCAAAGAATCGAAGGAGTAACCATGTTCACACTTCACCTCATCCTCAGCGCCCGAGCAATCGCCTGGGCTGCTCATCACGCGCTGCCAGTGATCCTCAGACAGCTTGGCTTCTAAGGTACAATTCGGTACATGCCAGCCGGTCGCCCAACTGATTATCGAGTGAATATGTTGACAATTCAGCCGTGAGGCATTACGGTAAGGCTATTCCTGCCTCACGACTCCGAGCGTCGATCTGGCTCGGCTCCCTGAATGTCCAACAACACCCGTATCTTCCATACGCAGCGCAACTTCACCCTTAAGCACTCGCAGGCATTACGTGCGATAGCTGAGGGTGCGCTTATGTGGGTGGAACTTGGCGTGAGTGTTCGCAATGCAACCCTTCCTGAATCCATCGCAGCCCGCAATGCTCAAGCCAAGGCTAGTGAGCCAATCGCGCAGGCTGAGATTCCAGGACTCACGTTCCAGCAACCGACAACCGCAAGCGTATCAATGCACGAGAGATATGCGCTGATACAGCAGGCCAATCAGTTGTGCGAGGCGTAACTTGTGGGCAGGCCAACTGAATATCGCGCCGAGTATGTCGAACAAGCAAAAGAAATGTGCCTCACTGGCGCAACTAACCTCGATCTGGCTCATGCCTTTGATGTTAGCCTGCAAACGCTTCGTAATTGGCGCGCAACGCATCCAGAGTTTCTAGCCGCCCTAAAGGCAGGCAAGGCAGTGGCCGACGAGGAAGTGGAGCGCAGCCTCTTTGAGCGCGCAACTGGCTACTCGCATGATTCGGTAAAAATCTTCTACGACTCCAAGAGTGGAAAAACGGTGGAAGTGCCCTTCATTGAGCATGTTCCGCCTGATTCAACCGCGATGATATTCTGGCTCAAGAACCGGAAGCCGAAGGAATGGCGGGACAAGATTGAGCATACCGGCCCAGATGGCGGTCCCATCCAAGCCGCGATCACTGTGGAGTTCGTGAAGAGTGGTAACAGCCAAGATTGAGATTCCCGAAAAGCTCGCCCCGTTGTTTGAGCCGCATCCCTACAAAGTGCTCTATGGAGGTCGCGACGGGTGCAAGAGCTGGTCGATTGCCCAGGCGTTGCTTATCCTCGGCGCGCAGAAGCCTTTACGCATACTCTGCGGTCGCGAAACTATGGATTCGATCCGTGAATCGGTCCACCAGTTGCTGAGTGACCAAATAGCACGCCTGGGCCTGGACGATTTCTATCAGGTCCTGCAATCGGAGATCAGGGGGTTAAATGGCACAGAATTCGTGTTCGCAGGTCTCCGCAAGCAGACGGTAAGCTCCCTCAAGTCTTACGAGGCCATCGATATTTGCTGGATTGAAGAGGCTTCGGTTGTATCGCGCCGCTCTCTCACGATCCTACTTCCCACCATTCGTAAGCCGGGGTCAGAAATCTGGTTCAGTCTCAACCCTGACCTCGAAACAGATGCCGTCTATCAAGATTTCGTTCTTGACCCGCCGCCCGGCACATTCGTCTGCAAGATCGGGTACCGCGATAACAACTGGTTGAGTCCTGAGAGCAAACAGAAGATCGCAACGCTCAAGGAGCGCGATCCCGATACCTTTCATCACGTTTACGAAGGCGCAACGCGATCAACCGTCGAAGGGGCGATCTACAAGGCTGAGATTGCAGCAGCTGAGGTAGCAGGCCGCATCAGGGAAGTGCCTTACGACCCGATGAGGCCTGTCGATACATTCTGGGACCTGGGGTTTGCTGATCGCGTAAGCATCTGGGCAGCGCAGCGCACCCCGTTTGAAGTGAAGGTCATTCGATACTTCGAGGGCGACCACCAGGCGATTGATTACTATCTTCAGGAAATGCAGAAGTGGGGCTACGTGTTCGGTACCTGCTTTCTGCCGTGGGACGGTGGAACTCGCAGCCTGGGCACCGGCAAGTCGATTGAAGAGTTGATGCGGCTCAAGGGCTTTACCACTCGCGTCAATCGCCAGATGAGCGTGGCAGACGGGATCAACGCGGTCAGAACGCTATTCCCGCAGCTCTACTTCGATAAACTGTTGTGCGCTGATGGCTTGCAGTACCTGAGACGATACCAGTGGGGTCCTGCGACGGCGCTAGGCGTTCCCCGCAGTCAACCGCTGCACGACGATGCTTCACACCCGGCAGACGCGCTTAGAACGCTGGCGGTGGGCATCAAGGAACCAGAGAGAGCACCGAAACCGCTTCAACAGCAGAGCTATCAAGGCTCAGATGGGTGGATGTTTTGAGTTGGACCGCTCCCAAGATTCAAGCGATGCTGCTGAAGGTTGCGCCTGCGAAGGCGGCGGCGAATATGCGTCCTGCGGCAGTCAAGATGGCCTCTCCTCGCGCGCCGTCGCCGCGCCAGTTTTCGGCCGAGTCGCAATCGAGCTACGGGAGGAAGTGATGCCTTGTGTTGTGATTTACGTTCTCATCATCAATATGATGCGGGCGCTTAGCGATCTTCCGCCATTGACTCGCGAGGAGGTTCACGCATTATGGCAAAACTAGACGCCGCAGAACGCAAAGAGATTCCCAAGCGGGAGTTCGGCTTGCCGGGTTCGCGGAAGTATCCTATGCCTGATCGTTCTCACGCCGAGAACGCGAAGGCGAGAGCAACGCAAATGGTTCGCAAAGGCAAACTCAGCGCCGCAAGCGCGGCAAAGATCAGAGCAAAGGCAGATAGGCTACTGGAGAAGTGATGACCGTCAAGGAATTGATCGAAGAGCTTTTACTGCTCGACCAAAACGCTCAAGTGAAGATCGAATCTAGCCTTGGAGAATATTCTCCACGCTCGATAATTCGGATCGACAGCGATTTTGAGATTGTTTTGCACGCGGATTTAACACGGCTTTTGGCCGAGAAATAGGAGAGATTATGGCAAGGTCAAACATCGCAGGCCAACCAGCAATCACGCGCGCCGGAGCTTACGACTCGGAAGCGGCCAAGCAAATGCAGAATGTCACCTGTAATGGAACCGTCGAGCATCTGACGGGCAGCGCCGATCCGATCCAGTTTCCAAGCATTGTCTCCATCGATTCCAGCGGGGTGGATGCTTGTACGCTGGCAACTCCGCTTTCAGGTGAGCAACCGGCAGGCGATGACGGCAAGACGCTCTTTATCCTCGATACCGGGGGTCACGCTCACACGATTACAACGGCTGCCAACGCCATCATTAACTCCAAGCACATTCTCACGTTCAACGGCACCATCGGCAGCAACGTCGCATTGAAGGCTGTGGCCGGGGTCTGGGTTATCGTGGGTACTTCGCTCGGCGTGGCGGTGAGCTGATGGCAGTCACGACTCTACAGGTCACACAGACCGGCTCAGCAAAGCAGGTTGCGCCTCTCGGGACTTATGCGCGTTGGATCAAGTTCGTCAACCTGGCCGCTGCTCAGATGACGGTGGGGGATGTCAACGTTTCGGCAACACGTGGAGACCCATTGGTTTCTTCCACCGGGGTTGCGCTGTATCCGGCTCTCGCCGACGTGTCCAATCACTACGATCTGGGTCAGTGGTGGACGATTGGCACCAACACGCAACTCCTCACTGTCGTTTACGACTCAATGACCTAATGCGCGACCATCCGCCAGAACGCGAACTGCTGTACGAAATCCTGGAGCTGCTACGTCGCAGACTCCCTGCGCCCAACGTGACTCATTTCAAATCGAGGAGCCTTATGCCGTTTCAAGCAGGAGCAACCGTAGTAATCGACTTTACGCCCCAGCCAACCGGGGCCGAGCCCACAACCCCGCCAACCATTACCAGTTCCGATCCCACCAATGCGCCCGTCACTGCTGATTCCACCGGCCTGATTGCCACCGTAGTCTTCGACGCCGCCGCAGCCGGCGAAAGCGTGACCATCTCCATCTCGTACACCAACCCCGATGGCACTGTGGCAACCGGCGATTATCAGGGCACCGTTGCCGCGCCAGCAGTCCCGGATGTAACCAGTTTCACCGCGACTCTGGTTAGCTAATGCCCTGGACGCGCAAACAGGTTCGGCTGCTGCTCAGCAAGTATTCTCCCCTTTCTGGGCAGCAGCGGACCAAAATGAAGGACGAGTTGCACGCTGACCCAAAAATGGGTCATGCGAAGAAGGGAAGCGAGGAGTTGAAGAAATGAGCGCTACCAATGGAGATGGAAAGAGCATCTGGCCGTCCAACTACGACCGCGCGATTGAAAAGATGCGCGAACAACTAATTCCGCCCGCGTCCCTTCCTCTCGGACCTTACGACTCGGAAAAGAAGAAAGAGGAGCCCTGTGGCTAAAATGAAGAAAGCGCAACATATCCACATCGAAATGGGCGATGGCGAGGGAAAGGGATTCCATGGAGCGGTGGTCCACGTCCAGCATCGTCCCAGCCAGCGCGAAGGCAAACATGGCATGGTATCTATGCCGGTCGAATCAGATAGCAAGGTGTTCGGGGAAGACGACGGTTTGGACATGTTAGCTCACATTGCTAACCATGCTGAGATTGACGAAAAGGAAAACGACAACCAGACGGACCAGCCAGAGAAGGGCGAGGGCGAAGACATGCCCGAGCCATCGAGAGCATCCGCCGCCGGTCGCATGACGAAGGAAAAGGCTGCGCGCGTGCGCGAGAAGGCTGCTTGAAAGACGAGACGCGCGGCAATGCAATCCGCAGGGTGATGAAGCTGAAGTCTTGGGATTTCAAGACTGCGGCGGCGTTTGTCGATGAGCAGTTAGCGAAGATTCAGAAGCAGCTTGACCGCTTGCAGGCTGCGAGAAGGTTGCTCAAGCAATAATGGCTGAAGTCGAGAAAGACCCTGACCTCTCCGATTTCATGGGCACGGCACGCAAGCGGTTCGCCGCCGCCGCCGAGGATGAGAAGGACCTCCGCCTCAAGTTCGTGCAGGACTTGAAACTGGCCTCGCCCGATGGCGATGATCAGTGGGACCCGGTTATCAAGCAACAGCGGGAGATGGCCGGTCGCCCAGCAATGGCGTTCCCCCGTTGCCATACATTCGTGCAGCAGGTATCGAACGAAGCGCGCCAGAATAAACCACAGGTCAAGTTCGCGCCGCGCCTCGACGCCGATAAGGACACGGCTGAGGTCTATGAAGGACTCGCAAGGTTCATTCAGTACGAATCGAATGCCCAGATCGCCTATGAAACGGCGATTGAATATAGTGCCGGTGGATCGTTCGGGTACTACAGGTTTCTGACTGAATACTGTGAAGACCCCGATTACGACGACGCGGACGAAGACTCAATTCCCCAGGACCTAAAGATTTGCCCGGTCATGGACCCGCTGACTGTTTACGGGATTCTCGTTCCGACATGCTTCAATCGCAAGCCGCCTTTTGCCTTTGTGATCAAAGAGATGACCAAAGAGGAATACAAGGTCCTCTACGGCGATACCGAAATGGCCTCGCTTCCGTGGGTTGAGGCGGAGAAAAGGGCAGACGGATGGGTAGGGTCGGACACGGTTCGCATCGCTGAATACTGGTGGTGCGAGGAAATAAAGGTCAAAGGCAAGCGCAGGCCGAAATGCAAGGTGAAATTCTGCAAGATCAACGGCCTTGAAGAATTGCCCGATACTAGAACCGAGTGGGCGGGGTCGGAAATCCCCATTGTTCCGGTTCTGGGCAAGCAGATGATTATCGAGGGCAAGCCCCGCGTGTCATCCGTGGTACGGGCGCAGAAAGCGGCTCAACAGCTCATAAATTACTCGAAGTCGAGGATCGCGGAAACGCTCTCCAACTCCCCGATTGCTCCTTACATGGTCGCAAACGGGCAGATCGCAGGGTTTGAGAATATGTGGGCGCAACTCAACCGCAATCCCACGCCGTATCTGGTCTATAACGTGATCGATGTCGCCGGAAGGCCCGCGCCGCCTCCTCAAAGAGACGTGCAGGAGGCCCCGATTCAATCGCTCTCCGCGCTCGTAGCGCAGGAAATCGACGACATGAAGGCCACCACGGGCATTTATGACGCTTCAATGGGAGCGCAGAGTAACGAGACCTCAGCAAAGGCCATCGGAGCCCGCCAGCAGTCGGCAAACCTTACCACGATGCACTTTCTGGACAACCTAGAGAGGTCCTTCCGGCAGGCCGGGAAGATCATCGAGGAGATGATTCCGAAGATTTACGATACCGAGCGCGAAGTGACGATTCTTGGGCCAAACGAAGAGTCGAAGATCGTCACCATTAACGCCGAGCATCAGGACGAAGCCGGAAAGCCGCACCACTACAAGATTGCCGGTAACCGAGTTCCTTTGGTCGTCACAATGGGGCGCGCTTACGATACGAAGCGCATGGAAACGGTCGATTTCATTCAGGAATTGATCAGGTCGGTCCCGACTTTAGCGCCGATTCTGGGCGATATTCTGATCAAGAACACAGATATGGCCGGAGCGGACGAGGCAGCCGAAAGACTGCACAAAATGCTGCCGCCACAGTTGCAGGACCAGGATGAACCGTTGCCGCCGCAGGCTCAGGCGCAGATCGCTCAGTTGACTCAGCAGATGCAGGTGATGCACGGCCAACTGGCGAAGTTCACGCTTGAGCGCGAGGCGAAAGTCTTGGAGCATCACGGCAAGATGGCGCAGATTTCAGCTCAGGCTCAGGCTGATATGGCGCTTGAGGATAAAAAACTGCTCACGGCGGTTACGGTCGCCGAAATCAATACGAAGGCTCAGAATGCGGCTGACCGGGAAGCTGATCGGCGCGAGTTGGAAGCGCAATTTCACACGCAAGCCCATGAGGTCGCGCTCCAGGCTATGCAGGGCCAGCAAGATCAGCAGATGGCCGCGCAGCAAGGGGCGCAGCAGAGTCAGCAGTCAGCACAGGACGCGGCGCAGGGTCAGCAGGCTACGGCGCAACAGGCGGCGTTACAGCCTCAGGCGGACGCGCCATGAGCATTACAGGGATGCGTCGATGGGAGCACCCCATCAGCCATTTACCAATCAGGAGTAACACATGCCAGAAGTAGAGACGCAAGCGGCTTCGTCACCCGCAGAAGCAGTAGACCCGTTTAACGGACAGCAGCCCAGCCTCCGCGAGTTTAGTGCATACCGCGCGACGGGCGAGGTCCCCGAGAGATTCAAGCCGGAAGCGGAATCGGCTCCCGCACCAGCCGAGGGTGAACAGCCCGAAAATGAGCCAGCATCGGCGCTGGAAGATGATCAGGAGTTACCCGAGGGCATCAGCAATAAAACCCGCAGGCGTATCGAGAAACTGCTCGGCGAAAAGAAAGAATTAGAGCGCCAACTCGCAGAGAGAGCTAAACCAGACGCAAAACCGGATTCGTCTCCCGCGCCAACTGTGCAGCAGGTTGCTCCAACTAGACCGGAACCCACACTCAATGACAAGAACCAGGATGGAACGCTGAAATATGCGGACTATGCTGCTTTCGTCAAAGATTTGGGGCGTTGGTCGGCAGAGCAGGGATATCACGAATTGCGCCAGCGGGAGCTTCAGCAACAGCAGACCCAGCAGGTACAGAAAAAGGTTGAGACGGATAGAGAGCGGTACGGCGAGGAGTTCGACAGCATCATCGAGCCGACCGCTGGCAAGATCATGAGCGACGCTTCCATTCCGATGGAAGTCAAGCGCATGTTGGCAGCCTCCGACGTTCTTCCCGAGCTTGTTTACACGATTGGGACCGATCCAAAAACAATGGAGAAGTTGACTCGTGTGGCCAAATCCGACCCTCAACAGGCTATGTACTACATCGCTGAATTGTCCGCTGGGATCCGGCAAGAATTGGCTGCCGACGCTGCAAAGCCCTCGAAAGAACCAACTCCTGAGCCGAAGCGCACCAGTGCTCCGAAGCCTCCGACGCCTGTATCGGGTCCGAGTTCGCGGGCCTTTGACGTGAGCGATACCAGCTTATCCCCGGAAGAGTGGGCGCGGAAACGCAATGCCCAGCTTGCCCGGCGACAGCGCGGCTAAGCTCTTAGGAGCTTGACATGGCGAACAGTTTTCTTTCACCCACCATCATCACGCGGGAAGCACTGCGCATCCTGCACGCCAATTTGAATTTCATCGAGAACTGCGACAAGCAATACGATCCGCAGTTTGCCAACAGCGACGCCTCTCCTTCCGGCAAGATCGGCCCCTCGCTCACCATCCGTATGCCGAACCAGTTCACGGTAAGCACCGGGACTGCCCTGAGTACGCAGGACGTTGTTGAAACCAGCCAAGTCCTTACCGTGGCGACTCAGAAGCACGTCGATTTCGTCATGACCTCGCAGGACCTCACCTTGACCATTGACGAGTTTTCAGATCGCTATCTGAAGCCCGCAATGGCGGTTCTGGCCTCGAACATCGAAGCCGATGCTCTCTCGATGGTGCTGAATGTCTACAACGCCATTGACGACAACGCCAACACCCTGACCTACAAGGACGTTTCCCTCGCGCGCAGGATGCTGAATCAAAACCTCGCGCCTGACGACGGGGAGCGCGTTGGGATCATGTGTTCACAGCACGTCCCAAGCTACCTGGATGCGATCAAAGGACTCTTCAATCCCCAGGAAGGAATTGCGCGTCCCTACCTTACCGGCAAAATCGGCAAGGTGAACAACATGAACACCTATGAAAATACGGTGCTCAGCAACTTCCAGTCAGGCACAGCGGCAGCGGTCACGGGTTATACCGTAAGTGGCGCTTCCCAAACCGGCGCAGCGATCACTGTCACGGGGGGCACGGCAACACTGCTTCTCGGCGATATCGTGACGTTCGCGGGCGCTTATGCGGTTCACCCTGAAACCAAGACGAATCTCGGCTATCTTCAGCAGTTCGTGTTGACGGCCAATTCCGGGGCCAGCGCCACCAGCCTTGCGATCTCACCCTCCATTGTGGTCACTGGAGCGGCGCAAAACGTCAGCGCCTCACCAACCACAACCGGCGCGGTATCGAAGATTGGCGGCGGGGCTTCCAGTCTGTACGCGCAGTCGATTCTCTTCCACCCGGAAGCGTTTGCCTTCGTCACTGCCGATCTGATCGATGTATCGAAGTTCGGCGCATGGGGTGGGCGCGAGGTCATGGACGGCATCTCGATGAGGATTGCGCGTCAATACTCCATCACCAATGACAACGTGCCGACCAGAATGGACGTGCTGTACGGTTACAAGTGCATCCGTCCGCAGTTGGCCTGCCGCGTCATTGCGCAGTAACCCGGAGCGGGGCGTCAACCAGCGCCCCGCCTTTTTCTTGAGGTCGAATGACACGAGCAGAGATTGAAGAAAAAAGTCCGCACGACATGAGCACGAACGCATGGCTCAGGGAGGTCTGTATTCAGTTGGCAATATCGAATGAGAGAAAGACGCCCATCGTCGATAGATCGCAGTTTCAGCAGCCGAGGAGAAGCTGATGTCGATTATCCTGACCGACCAATCCGGCAATCAATACTGGCTTGCGGTCGGCACCGGCGGCGCGCTTTCTACGACTCCGGTTTCAAACACCGTTCCGTCCTACCTCGCCAGCGCTCCAAATGGCGTCATTGCGACCGATCAATCCGGGCTTCAATACATTCTCTCGGTCAACAGTGCCGATGGATCGCTCATTACCACGCCGAACCTGAATACCCCGAATCTGCCCAACGGTCCGGGGGTGGGTTTAGTCATTGCAGACCAGGCCGGTGACCTCTATTCGCTTTCGGTCAATGGAAACACCCTCCAGACAGAGAGCGTTCAAAATCTGACCCCATCGGCGGCTGACAACTCCATTGCGATCACGGTCCTTTCGCTCATCACCGGGGCCTTGCGCTTATTGGGAGTGACGGCATCCGGTGAGCTTCCCAGTTCGGATGAGTCGAACGATGCTCTTTCGGCGTTTCAGCAGTTGGTAGATTCGTGGAACTCTGACAGCTTGACGATCTTTTCCATCGGCTCGGCTGACTATCCTTTGATCTTGAACCGGCAGGCGTTTACATTGGGGCCTGGGGGGGATTTCAACACGAATCGGCCCGCGAGAATAGTGGGCATGAGCACGATTCTGCTCCTGAACCCGTCGAATCCGGTTGAAATCCCCATTGCCATGTACTCATGGGATGAATGGCAGAACAAGGTGCCCGTCAAGAGCGTGAATGGTTCTTTTCCGCAGGTGTGTTACGACGATGGCGGAATGCCGCTAAGGACTTTGAACTTCTGGCCGATTGCGACCTTGCAACAGAACAACGTGAGGATCTACTCATGGGAACCATTGATCTGGCCCGCGACTCTGCAAACGCTTCTCAACTTCCCCCCTGGATATGCAAGGACTTTTCGCTATAATCTGGCGATTGAGATGGCCGCAGAATTCTCCGTCCCGGTCCCCGCCGAAGTTGCCGCAATTGCGGCCTCTACGTTAGCCGCCATCAAGACGATGAATGCGCCTGAACTGCACCTGGTTTCCGATCTTCTGCCGATTCCGGGCGGCTATAACTGGCGCGCCGACATGTTCGGGATTGGCTGGTGATATTTTTCCCATTCGGCTCGGGATCGTTCAATTTCTATACATCGAACCCCAGGCTCCCCGCATTCCTGGCAGAACTTCGGAATGCCGTCGTATTGGTCAAACATAAATCTATGATTTTTGGGACAAATGGCTTGTTTTATTGTGGCCCTCGATGATTCCATGACACTCTCCTCGGAGGAATTGTATACCTAAATGGCTCGATTCGGCCTGATCGGAGGTTCGTACCAGAGTCAGTCTGTAATCGCAGACTGCCAGCGCACGATGAACTGGTATACGGAGACCATTGAAAGTCAAATGGGAGCGTCCGCGATGGCGCTCTATCCTACGCCGGGATTGACCCTTTTCGGCACGCTTCCGGGCGGCGTACAGCGGGGAATGCTTGAGATCAACGGCAGGCTTTTCGCTGTGGGTGGCCCGAATTTCTATGAGCTCAACTCATTCGGCATCCCCACCAGCTATGGATCAGTGGGAAACGATCTTCAAATGGTCACAATGGCCTCAAACGGGACGCTGGGAAACCAGATCGTCATTTGCTCGGCGGGGTCACTGTACATTTTCAATCTAAATACCAACACCTTGACGCAGATTGGCGGCCTGACCGGGATTCCGGCGATGGTGGTTTATTGCAGCAGCTACTTTGTGGCTCTCTTGCAAAATTCCAACATCTTTCAGGTGTCCAATCTTCTGGACGGTTCCACGTGGAACCCCTTGAGTGTGCAGCAAAATGAGGTTTTCCCGGAAAACATAGCTTCGATTGTCTCGGCCTACGATTTCCTGTTTGTTCTGGGGCAGGACGGTCACTCTCAGGTCTACTACAACTCAGGCGCGAATCAGTTCACTCCGTTCAGCCCGATTTCCGGGGCATACATGGAAGAGGGATGCGGCGCTCCGAAGTCCCCGGTCGTCATGGATAACACGGTCATGTGGATTGGCGGAAGGCAGGGCAAGGGCGATATCGCGTGGAGAGCGAACGGGTACACCCCTCTTAGAATCTCGACTTTCGCGGAAGAAACGGCGTGGGCGTCCTATCCGGCGAAAGGATCGGACGCCGTTGGGTACACCTACCGCGATCAGGGACATACGTTTTGGGTGCTCAGATACCCTTCAGCCAACAACGGCTTCGGAGCGACGTGGGTTTATGATGCCGCAGGCCAGCAATGGCACGAACGGGGCTTCTGGTCACAGCAAGGCCCTACTGGCTACAGTGCTCATCTCTCTACGTGCGCCGTCTTTGCCTTCGGGCAGCAGTTGGTCGGCGATTGGAACTCTGGCAACATCTATTCGCAGTCGATTTCAACGCTTACTGACAACGGCACGACCATCAGGCGGTGGAGACGGTCGCCTCATATCGCAGCGGAGCGCGAAAGAGTCTTTCTGCAAAGACTACAAATCGATGTTGAGGTCGGATTAGGTCCTCAGCCTCCGTTGCTTGACGGCTTCGGCAATCCCCGCGATCCTCAGTTGCAGTTGAGCATTTCAAGAGACGGCAGCAAGACGTTCGGAGTTCAATACACGCTGAATTGCGGGCAGGCCGGCGCCTACAAGAAACGGGCGATCTTGAGGCGTTTGGGGCAGGCCAGAGACTTTGCATTCGATATCGTGGCCACCGACCCTATTCCGTGGCGAATCATTGAAGGCTACGTCGAGGGAACAGGCTTTAACACTCCATCTCAACGGCTTGTTAAGCAGATAGCGCAGGCTCAATAATGGCTCAAACGATTCCAGTACCAGCCCCGATCAATGCGACGGTCCCTTTTACCAATCAGGGAACGCCGAGCGGACTAACTCAGTTCGGCGTCAAGCAACTTTCAGACACTCAAGCGGCGATTGCGGAGCTCATCGCGCAGGTTGCGGCGCTCAATGCAAAGGTAGGACTATGAAGCGGACATTTATCGGGCTTTTATCGGGCTTTTGGCTGGCTCTCCCCTTGATGGGCCAGAATCCAGTCATCCCCTTTCGCTCCCCGCGGGCAACCTTCCAGACGGCTACAGGCCAGCCTCTATCCGGCGGCTGCATCTTCACCTATCAGGGCGGCACAACGACGCCGCAAGCCACCTACACAAGCAGCACGGGCGCAACTCCCAACTCTAACCCCGTGATTCTTGATTCGACCGGCTCTGGCGTCATGTGGTTCGGCGTGAACACCTACAAATTGGTTGCCTACAGCGCAGGGGGCACCAACTGCGCATCCGGTTCGCTCCAATGGACGGTTGACAACGTTCCTGGAGATGCTTTCCTAAATGGCACGATCTCGGGCGCGACGATCACGAATCCAGCGATCTCAGGCGGAACGGCAACGGGCCAAACTGTATCGAGTGATGTGATTACGGGGAGCACAATCAACTCTACGCAGATCGGAAATAGCATCCCATCATCGGGGAGTTTTACATTCACGGCGGGCGCGCTGAATGCGATGAGCTTTAGTGCGTCTCCCCTATTTGCATCCACGCTCTATAGCTATTTCGTGATGACGCTGACGGCCAATGTAACGTCTAGTTCGATCACTGGCGGTCAAGCGGGGCAGGCAATCACGCTGAAGATGTGCGAGAACAGTTCCGGCGGCTACACCTTTGCATGGCCTTCCGGCCTTCTCAATCCTCCAACGTTCAATACGGCTCCGAATGCCTGCACCATCGACTTTGCCTACTACGACACCACGGTATCGGCATGGGTGACGGTTGCCACATACACAGGATTTGCGCCTCCAATTCTTCCGCATTCGATTGTGTTCGCCGACCTCTCAAATACGGTCTACGGAGCTTCCGCACTGGTTAACCTCTTCAATTCTCCGGTAGCGGGAACAATCCCGGCCGCTGGAACCGCGACATACAACGGGGTGGTGGCGACGAGCAAATGCACGTTGACGACCGCCGCGACTGCCTCGACAACCTTCACTCTCAAGGATGGAGCTACCTCAGTTGGAACCATCGCGTTTGCGGCCTCGGGGACGATTGGAGCTATTAACATTTCGGCGGCTTATCCCATCGTTTCTGGCGATCAGATCACGATTGTCGCCCCGGCGTCAGCAGACGCGACGGCAGCGGGCCTGAATTGCTCCCTGGCCTTTGGATATTGATATGAAAAAGCTGATTCTCATCTCACTTCTATTGTGCGCTTCTCAGGCGTGGGGAGCGTGTACCGTCGCCAGCATCTATGTGACCTATGGCGGGTCATATTCGCTGTCTACCTCAACGCCGACTGTCGTGATTACCGGACCCGGCAGCGGGGCAACCGCGTCTGTCAACATGGCAGCCATAGGCTCGCCAGCCACGGGTCTGTATGTCACCAGCGCGCCGGTGTCCGCAGGCGGAAGCTATACGGGGCCGGTATCCATCATGTTCACCGGAGGCACCTACACGTCTCCTGCCACCGGCTATGCGATCATGAGCGGCTCGTGTGGCTCGGGGGGCGGCGGAGGGGGAAGAAAGAAATTCGCATGGCTGCTGTAGTCCGCCCGGTCAGTTACGCTGAAATCCTCAACGCGCCCAATGCGGCTGAATTACTCAAGGAATACGCCGGAGAGTGCTCAATCCCAAAGATAGGCCAGATAAACCCGCAAGCCGAGCTTTATGCACAAATGGAGCAATCCGGCAGGTTCCAGGTATTCGGCGCGTTCGATGACGACGATTTAGCAGGCTTTGCCGCCGTTCTGGTTTATCTGAATCCCCACTACGGCAAGATGATTGCCACCGTCGAGAGCTTGTTCCTCGCCCGCAATCGCCGCAACAGCCGAACGGGAAACAGCCTGATGAACGCCATTGAGAACTACGCAAAGGAGAAGGATTGCGAAGCGATCTTGTACAGTGCGCGGACAGGGAGCCAGTTCGAGAAGCTGCTGACTATCTTGATGCCCTACCAACGGACAAACTCTGTCTTCCTCCGACGCCTCCAGCCGTAGAGAAACGCATTCGGGAAGCATCGGCGAAGATGAAGCCCCACGAGCACGCCTTCTATTGCCTCATGGAGCACACTCTTCACGCCGGGATGTACGCTAGAACCTGCCGGGTAGCCCCTGGAATGGCCTTTACAAGCGTCCTGATCAAGATTCCCACCTTGCTCATCGTCCATGGCGACTGCGCGGTCCTTGCCGGCGAGAAATGGCAGGAATTGAGCGGCTACAACGTGATCGCGGCTTCGGCGCACAGGATTCAGGCTTATGTGACATTCGGAGAGACGGAAATCACGATGATCTTTCCATCGCAAGCACAAACGGTGGGCGAAGCAGAGAAAGAATTCACCGACGAATGGGCGGATTTGCTTTCTAACAGGAGTGCAACGTGTCAGGGATAGCGACTGGAACGGCATTACTCATCGGCGGAGGTTTGGCGGCGGCTGGCGGCGTGGCCAGTGCCGCGATTGGCTCGAATGCTGCCACGAATGCGGCCAATACCCAGGCCACGGCTGCGGAGCAGAACGAACAGACCCAAGGAGCGTTAGGGCAGGAGTCTTTAACCGCCGAAGAACAGCAGAACCAGCAGAATCAAGCCAATCTTCAGCCGTACTTGCAGGCAGGCGACAACTCCGAAGCCTCGCTGCAATATCTCCTTGGTTTGGGCGGTCAGAATCCGCAGTCGGGTGGTACTTCCACGGCTCCCGGACAGACGCTCTCGATTCCAGGCGTCAATGGTTCAGTCAATATCCCCGGCGTTACGACCACTACTGGCACGGCAGCAACCAATCTGGGCGGTTACGGCTCACTGATGCAAGGCTATCAGGGCGGCCAGTTTCAAGCTCCCACGGCGGCACAGGCTCAAGCCACGCCGGGGTATCAGTTCGGCCTTCAGCAGGGCGAAGGGGCCTTGCAGGCGGGCGCGGCGGCGAATGGTTCTCTTCTGACCGGAGGCACACAGAATGCGCTCGATCAATACGCGCAGAACTATGCCGACACCAATTACAACAACGTCTACAACCAAGCCCTCCAGACTTACGGGACGAATTACAACGTGTGGGCGAATCAACAGGCCAGCGAGTACAACAAACTGGCTTCGTTGGCTGGCATGGGTCAGACGACCGCGCAGACCTTGAATCAGCAGGGTCTGCAATCGACGGGCCAGATTGCCAACACGCTGAACAGCACAGGGCAGCAGATCGGCCAGCAGAACTCGAATGCTGCGGCTGCTACTGCATCGGGTTACATCGGCAGCGCCAATGCAATTAACGGCGGCATCGGAAGCGCAACCGGGAGTTTGAGTCAAATGGGAATGCTCTATGCGCTGATGAATCCGCAGCAGAACCAGAACTCCACTACTGCCGGTGGCGTCAACTGGGGATACACCAACAACGATCCAAACTACTATGAAGGGTCCACGGGGTAATCATGGCTAGTATCCCTCTTCCGGCTCTCGATATTCGGCCTCCTCAGCAGCAGGATACGAACCTGCTCGGGCAGTATGCCCAGCTTCAGGCGCTCAAAAACCAGCAGGTCATGCAACCGCTTCAGCAACAGGCGGCACAACAGCAAGTGCAAGAGGGCGCGGCTGACCTTCAGATCAAGCAACAGCAACTGAAGGATCAGCAGGCCATGAGTGCCACGATGCAACAGTGGGGCAAGAATAGCCAGCCGCAGAGCAATTCGGGGCAGAATGCGTCATCGCCGACCCCCAGCTACGATGATCTTGTACCGTTGGCCATCAAGAATGGCGCATCGTTTCAGGCTGTGCAGGGACTTCAGCAGCACGTACTCCAGATGAAGCAGCAAGCCTCCACCATTGCAATGAACGATGCTCGCGCAGGAGCTTCAAATGCCGATGCCCTCAAGAGCAAGAACGGCCTAATCATCAATTCGATCACGGGCATATTGAGTTCGCCGGATAACCAACTGCCTAATATGATTATGGAGTCAGCGCAGCATCTTTCGCAGGCAGGCTTATTCGACCCTCAGCATGTTCAGCAAGCCTCCCAACTTGCTCAACTAGCGCAGCAGAATCCCGCGCAGGCCCGCCAGCAGCTTGAAGTCATGGCGAAGAGTATGGGCGGCTACAATCAAATGCTCGAAGAGGCGCAAAAGCAGGTTACGCTCAAGAACGAGCAAGGGAAAACCGATCCTAATAGCCCGCTGTATTCGCCTTCGGCTCAGTCTGTAGCAATGGGCACAGCTCCCGGTTCCGCCCAGATTCAGCAGGGGGAAGCGCAGCAGGCAGCAGGCAAGGCCGGAGCCGAAGAAAAGGCGAGAATGCCCGGCGAAATGGCTCTAGCGGCGCAGCGCCAAGCTCTCTCTCAGGGCGACCCGAACGCAGCCGGTAAGCTTCTCGTGAATGGCGATGCAACGCTTTCGGAGTTGAAGGCGCGCGGCTCGACGCCCGAGTTCATTGCGAAGACTCTTCAGGCAGCACATCAATTGAGCGGCGGTCAATACAACGCGCAGCAGGCCGATGCCCAGTTCCAGGTTGCCAAATCTCCGGCGAATGTAGCATTCTTTGGGTCAGCCAAATCGCTCACAGATAAAGGCGGCACGCTCGACCAGCTCGCGCAAACAGCCAAGACCATCCCCGACAATCAGATTCCGGTGTTCAACAGCGTCGCCGACTGGGAAAAGGCCGCTACGGGGAGCGGACCTATCGCCAAATACGCATCCCAGGCGCTTGGGGTTGCAGACGATTACTCCAAGGTTATGGGTGGAGGCCAAGGAAGCGATACTTCGAGATTGCAGGCTCTCAATCTTATCGGCGCGAAACTGAGTCCAGCGCAAAGAGCCGGAGCAATCGAGGGTATCCGTGGCGCTGTCGGCTCGCAAGTGCAATCGCGGGTTGGCAGCAATCCAGTATTGCAGCGTATGTATGGAGCGCAGCAACCTAACCAATCGGGCGGCACTGATCCCTTCGCTCAATTCGGCGGGAAGGCTCACTAATGGGAACCACGATCACGATGCTATCGCCGGACGGTGTACCGGGTGAAGTTCCCATCGCCAATCACGATGCTGCGA